ATTAGTATATACAAAACAAATTTCAAAATTATGTTAGTTCAAAAATTCGTAGAAGTTCCAAATACAATCATCAGAGAACCAGTCGTGAATGACTTTGGTTATGACCTATGCTATGACCTTGCACAGCAGTATGGTCATGCTCAGTTAGTGTGGTATGCTCTCAACGGTAACAGAGTGGTTGAGGGTGAATACACGGACAGGGACTAACCCTATTCGTGCGTTCGTGCATACAGCAGTGGTTGGGGGGTCGCCCCCGCCCCCCGTTATATAAAAAGGCAAGGTACCATTAAGCTATAAACGACCCAGATCGAAAGTGTATTAACGGGCACTTAAAAAATTTTTTTGATATATAAAATCAAGATGTGGTTTCATTTAATGCAAAAAAATTTCTCTGAAAATTTTTCGTCCGTAGAGGTCGATGATTATACTCACGAATACCTTATAAGAATCCCTGAGTGGATCATCAATGAGATGAACTGGTACGATGGAACAGAGTTAAACATTAAAGTAGACGGAGAGGAGATCACTATCCATGAACGAGACTAAAACGAAAACTTATCACATATACTTTAAGCAGGAATGTTTGTTTAAAGATTTGGATGAAGAGGAGTTTGAATTAATATGGAGTCGTATTTACCGATCATATTTTACAGAGGACATCACATATACTAGCATAGAGTCGGATAACACTACCTTTAGAAATATATTATCAGAATCATCTTATTGACTGTCCACTATATAAGTGGTATAATGAATTTGTAATTACACGTTATTATGGCTAAAGGATTTACAGTCAAAGCGAAATCGCCCGTTGCGAAAAAAGCAAAAGCGAAACCAGAGTGGGACTATGATAAAGCAAGGGAGATGATTCGAGGAAAGTCAGTTGTCTTCTGTTTACCTGGTAGAGGAGTATCATATACATTCTTAAAGAATTTTGTTCAACTATGTTTCGATATAGTTCAAGCAGGAGCACAGATACAGATATCTCAAGACTATAGTAGTATGGTAAACTTTGCACGTTGCAAGTGTCTAGGTGCAAATGTGTTACGAGGTGCTGACCAAGTTCCTTGGGATGGAAAGTTAAAATATGACTATCAGTTATGGATAGATTCAGATATTGTTTTTAATACAGAGAAGTTCTATCAGTTAGTATTAATGGATCAACCACTCGCATCTGGATGGTATTGCACAGAAGATGGGAATACAAGTTCAGTTGCTCACTGGATGGAGGAGGATGACTTCCGTAAGAACGGTGGAGTGATGAACCATGAGACCCTCGAAACAATGAGTAAGAGAAAGAAACCTTTTACAGTTGACTATACAGGTTTTGGATGGTTATTAATTAAGAAGGGTGTCTTTGAACATGAAGAGATCAAGTATCCTTGGTTTGCTCCAAAGATGCAAGTCTTTGAGTCTGGTGAAGTGCAGGATATGTGTGGCGAAGATGTCTCGTTCTGTCTTGACGCAAAAGAGGCAGGTTTTGAGATATGGTGTGATCCAAGAGTACGTGTAGGACATGAAAAAACCAGAATCATATAGATACCGTATCCGTCATAATCAAGAGGTATTAGGGGATAACTTGACTACAGAGGAATACTGTGATATGATGGAGGATATAGCACAACAATACTATGAGGGAAAATTCCCGAATCCCCTCTCGTTAACTACTGAAATTTGTGAGTAATGGCAGCAAAATGGAACATGGGTGGAACTATCGAGTCGAAACCCAAGAAAACAAGCATCGGAAGAGGAAAGCATACGAAATACTCCGCTACCTCTCGTAATAAAGCAAGGAAAAGATACAGAGGGCAGGGCAAGTGAACTGCTGGCACTGCGGAACTGAGTTGATCTGGGGAGCAGATCACGATATGGAGGATGTAAATGATGGAGAGGAGTCAGAATATGACTTCTTTTCTAATTTTACCTGTCCTAAATGTTATTCATATGTTGAAGTATTTCATTATAAAGGTCCTATAGACGATGAGCACACTGATAACTAACTTACCTTCCTATGAAGTATGGGTAAGAAAAGAATATTTGACCGATCATAAGTCTGGTCATGGCGAATTTACCAAAGGAGTCTGGGTTTCTGCGAAAAGTATACCTGGACGTGCCTTTTATTTTGAAACTTATCTACCAGAATACGCTGCGATATATGATAAGTTACCAATATCCGCTTTTGTCTCGTCTCCTGAGACACCAGATCCTGATATGACGCTGCATAATCTGCAGTTTTGGAACTGTATGGACTATGGAGTGGTCGCTGTTCAGAAACAATTCATTGGTTCGATGCACTATGAGGTCTATACAAGAGATTATGGAACTCAAACGGGCACTTATATCTGCACTTTGGACAATTATCATCAAGATGTAGATGCAATTGACTACTCCACGAGTGAACAACCTGCTGAACATAAGTCTCATAACCTAATTGAACTTGATAATGGGCAATTTTGTCTCTATCCCAACAACAGAATGAGGATTTACGATAACAGTATTACTCCAGAGACACCCAAAATGCCTGATTTCAAGGTTTCAACAGTATATTATCAGGTTGAAAACGGTCATGATCGTGATGGATTGGGTAATGAAGAGAATTATTTTTGGAAAACAGCGAAAGAGAGGGCATTTGGAGATATTGGAGTCGGAAATACTGCAATTACAGGTAGTGTAGAGATTAATATTGAACCAGAACTAGGATAAGTGTTACACAACTCACATAAATAAAGTGAGTATACTCTTATTAAATGTACGGACAAAGGGTTTCAAGGTCATTTAAGGATATAAGTTTATCTTTTGACCCCCATCCAATCACTAAAGATCTTCCAGTTCTTAAAAATGAGAACGCAATTCGTCGTTCTGTCCGTAATTTAGTGCAAACAATTCCTGGTGAGCGTTTTTTTAACCCACTTTTGGGATCATCAGTGTATGAAAGTCTATTTGACTTGTATGATTTTGGAACTTCAACCTTAATTGAGCAAGAAATCATCACAACTTTAGAAAACTTTGAACCGAGAGTCGCAAATGTTCAAGTTCAAGTCGATCCTAGACCTGATCAGAACAATTTTGACGTTACAATCTTCTTTGATATTGTAGGACAAGAGTTACCACCTCAAGAATTTTCATTTATCCTAGAAGCAACTCGATAATATGCCTTTTACAAAGTTTACCAACCTCGATTTTGACCAGATAAAGTCGCAAATAAAGAGTTATTTAAGAGCAAACTCTGATTTTAAGGATTTTGACTTTGATGGATCAAACTTTTCAGTCTTAATTGATACTTTAGCATACAATACTTACATAACAGCGTTTAACTCAAACATGGTTGTGAATGAATCTTTCCTAGATTCAGCAACTTTGAGGGAAAACGTTGTTTCTTTAGCAAGAAATATAGGATATGTGCCTCGTTCAAGGTCTGCAGCAAAGGCACAGATCAGTTTTTCAATAAACACTACATCAAATACACCTACATTGACTCTAGCAGCAGGTTTAGTGTGTATCGGTGCATCTGAGAGTAGCACAATTACCTTTTCAATACCCTCTAGCATCACTACTACAGTGGTAAATGGTGTTGCAACCTTTAATAATATTGATATTTTTCAAGGAACCTTCCTTAGAAAGCAATTTTTAGTTGATGGATCACTTGATCAGAGATTTTTGCTTGATAATTCCTTCATAGACAGTTCCACAATCGTTGTAAACGTTACTGGACCTAATGAAACTACTTTAGGTAGGGAATATACTGTTGCAAATAACATTTTAAACATAGATTCAACGTCAGAGACCTATTTAATACAAGAAGTTCAAGATGAAAAGTATGAATTATTGTTTGGAGATGGATATTTTGGAAAAAAACTTGATAATGGATCAACAATTACTGCAACTTACATCATAACTGACGGAAAAGCAGGAAATGGGTCTACAATTTTCTCTTATGCGGGTAGAGTGTTGGATTCTGATAATAATCCTGTGGTTCCAACCAACGAAATCTTAATAACTACTAATCAATCTGCTGCAAATGGTGGTGATATTGAAAGTATTGACTCAATTAAGTATTTTGCACCTCGTATATACGCTTCACAGTATCGTGCAGTGACCGCTAGAGACTATGAAGCGATAATTCAGTCTATTTACCCTAATACAGAGTCTGTGGCGGTTGTGGGAGGTGAGGAACTCGATCCACCAGAGTTTGGTCAAGTGCTAATAAGTATAAAACCAAAGAATGGCGACTATGTTTCAGACTTTGATAAGCAAAATATTCAGTCAAAACTCAAAAATTACTCTTTATCTGGTATAAATCAAAAAATTATTGATTTGAAGGTATTATATGTTGAAATAGACAGTGCTGTTTACTATAACAGTTCTCAAGTATCAAATGTAAATGAGGTAAAGGGAAACGTCACTAGTGTTTTAAATACATTTTCGACATCTAACATCAATAAGTTTGGTGGTAGATTCAAGTATAGTAAATTAGGACAAATTATTGATGGTGCAGATACTTCAATAACATCAAACATTACTAGAGTCATCATAAGACGTAATATGAAGGTATTGTTGAATCAATCTGCTCAATATGAACTATGTTATGGTAATTCATTTAAGAAGAATGTAAGTGGATTCAATATTAAGAGCACTGGATTTACTTTAGCAAATCAAACAGGAACTTTATACTTCACTGATGTTCCTAATGCAACAGGTAACATGGGAACTCTGTCTGTTGTGAGAGAATCTACTGAAAGTAATGACTTTACAGTTATTGTGAAGTCTGCTGGAATCGTTGACTACGAGAAAGGTGAAATAATAGTTAATACTCTTAATATTACATCCACAGACAAACCAAATAATATAATTGAGATTCAAGCATTCCCAGACTCAAATGATGTTATAGGATTAAAAGACTTGTACTTGAGTTTTTCAGTATCTGATAGCACAATAAATATGGTTAAGGATACAATTTCATCTGGAGAGCAGATATCTGGTGTCGGTTATAAGACAACATCAAGTTATTTGAATGGAAGTTTGAAAAGAGGTGATACAACAACTGCAACTGTCAGTTTAACTACTACCACTACTTCTACAACAACCACAACAAACACAAGTTCAGGTTCATCATCGTCTGGAGGCGGTTACTAAGAAATGATACAAACTGGTTTTGAGAAACGAGTACAGGTTCAGCAAATATTAGCGAATCAACTCCCTGACTTCATTCGAGCAGAGAGTCCAAAGACGCTTGACTTCTTAAAACAGTATTATATCTCACAAGAACATCAATCAGGTGCTACTGATCTTACAGATAACCTTGATCAGTATATTAAACTGGATAATTTGACTCCAGAGGTGATCACAGGTAAGACAACCCTTTATTCTGGTATATCATCAACTACAGACAGTGTTCAAGTATATTCAACTAAGGGATTTCCGAACCAGTATGGTTTATTTAAGATTAATGATGAGATTTTTACATATACAGGTGTAACAACAAATACTTTTACAGGAGTAGTTCGGGGTTTTAGTGGTATTAGTAGTTATAGAACGAATTTAAATTCGGAAGAACTCATTTTTGAAGAAACAAAACAAGCAGAACATGAGTCAGGTGAGGAAGTTTTAAATTTAAGTTCTAATTTTTTAAAAGAATTTTATAAAAAGTTAAAATACACATTAACACCAGGTTTAGAAAATGTGGACTTTGTTTCGGATCTTGATGTAAACAATTTTATAAAAGAAGCAAGATCATTTTATGAATCAAAGGGCACTGAAGAGTCATTTAAGATATTGTTCAAGGTATTGTTTGGTGAAGTTCCAAAAGTTATAGATTTAGAGCAATATTTACCAAAACCATCATCAGCAGAGTTTCTAAGAAGAGAAATTGTTGTAGCAGAACGAATTTCAGGAGATCCAGATAAATTAGTTGGTCAAACGATCAAAAAAGCATCAGATTTAACAACTCAGGCATCAGTATCAGAAGTTGAAATTTTTACAAGGTCAGGAATTAGCACATATTTTAAAATAGGTTTATTCGTAGGGTTTGATGATAGGGATTTAATAGAGGGAACCTTTGAAATACAACCTAAAACTGCAAATATAAATCCTGTATCTGTAGGATCATCTGTTATTACTGTAGATAGCACAGTTGGGTTTGGAACAACAGGAACTTTGTTATCTGGTGATAATATCATTACATATTCATCAAAAACTGTTAATCAGTTTTTAGGATGTGTTGGTGTTGATAATGCAATGGGTGTAAAATCACCAATAAGAACAAATGATGTGTTTTTTGGTTATGAAGATGGAGATTTAACAAAAAAAGTAGAAATAAGAATTACTGGTGTATTATCCGATGTTGAAACAATTGGTGATGTATCATCAGTGACTGAAGGTGAAAAAATATTTGTAAAGAATGTTGGTGAAAAAATAAAAAACCCAGAATTTGATAAAACTCAAAAACAAATATTTGCAAATTCTTGGATTTACAATACAAGTTCAAGATTTTTCGTAGATAATACAAATAATGGATTTAATTTAAAAAGTATTCCCGATCCATCAGCATTAAAGGTTGGAGATATTGTTGATGTCCTTCTAGGAGCGTCTGAGACGGTTGTTTTTGCAGATGCTACTGTTCAGACTATAAACGGTAAACAAGTCACTCTAGGCGGTTTAAGTGGGTCTCCCTCTGCAACTACAGAGTATTCTATACGCAGAAAATTAGAAACGGTCAACAGTAGTGGAGCACCTCTAATATATGGAAACGATTTAATTACTGCAGATATTCAAAATTTATATACAGAGAAAGAAAATTGTTTTTATGTTGCTGCTAGTTCACTTCCATCATATACATTAACTAAGAATCTTGATCAAGCGATAATTACATCTCTTGTTTCTACTAATTTGCAAGAGTTTGATACTAATAAACTCAAATTCAGTGTTTTGGTATTTAATAGTAATGTCCCTTTCAGAACTGGTGAAGAGGTTATTTACAGTGCTGAGAATAATAATCTTGATGGGTTAGAGGATGGTGTTTCATATTTTGTAAAAGTATTAGCAGATAAGAAAAAAATACAATTATATAGATCTAGATCATTAATTGATGCGGATAATCCAACCACTCCAACTCGTGAATATTTCTCAGCACCAGCAACATCTGGATTTCACAAGTTCACCTTAGTAACTCAAAAGACCCAATTTATACATCCTCAGAAGTTATTACGTAAGTTTCCATATAATCTTGATCTAAAAACTGGAGAGAATACTATAACAGCACCAGGTGCCCTTGGAATGCTTGTGAATGGTGTAGAGGTTATAAACTATAAGTCAGAGGATAAAGTCTACTACGGACCGTTAGAGAGTGTTAGAGTATACAATGGTGGATCTAACTTTGATGTTGTTAATCTTCCAGCAATAACAATAGAGGCAGGTTTAACAACCGCATTGGTTCAACCTACTGTAAAGGGAAAACTTGTGGATGTATTGATTGATCCTCAAGATTTTGACGTGAAGAAGGTATCATCAGTAACAATAACAGGTGGTAATTCTACAGGAGCAGTTTTAGATGCTCAACTTGAGGAGAGACATAGAACTCTAACATTTGATGGTAGACAATCTACAGTTGGTGGTGGAATTGATGTTATTAACGATAATATTACTTTCCCACAAAATCACAATCTAATTAGTGGTGATGAATTAATTTACAGTAGAAATGGTAATACTGCTATTGGAGTAGGTATTCGCACCACTGCTTATCAGGATGGAATTAATTTAATCACTGGGTTAACTCTTAATAATGGGTCAGTTTATATTGCAGAAGTTGTAAATAACAAAACAATAAACCTATATGAGACTCAAGCGGACTACTCTGCAGGTATTAACACCGTTGGTTTTACGACTGCAGAGACATCAGGCATCCATAAATTCAGAACTAAGAAGGCAAATAACACAATTTCTAAAATTTCTATAATAAATGCAGGAACAGATTTTGAAAATCGCA